CACCTTCGTATGTTTGCTTTACAATTGTACAGTACCCGAAACTTTTTGTACAGGCACAAAAAAACCCGGCGAACCGGGTTTAGAGTAGAACCGATGGTATCTTCAGTTTATTAAGACGTGAAGCCCAGTGTCAGATTGGCAACAGTCGCACGACCAAAGAAGTCGGGGCTGTGAGCCAGATCCGTGGTGGAATCGGTGAAGTCGGTCAGCGCGTAACGAGTACGGATACCCATGCGCTTATCGAACGTTTCTGGGTTGACGATCAGACCAGAGCTTGCGAGACCGATATACGGGCTGTAGATCAAACCAGTATCCTGATCGGATGACTTGTGACCCAACAGGTAGTAATCAGACTCAGAAGCATTGTCCACATAAACCGGCAGACCGTTGTAAGTACCAACCATCGCAGAGGCAGAGACGTTGTAACCATGCTCCTGGTTAGGCATATAACCGGAGTTGGACGCGTTCTTCAAACCAACGATAATGCGCGGAGAAGCAACAATCCATGATGCACCGCCGATTTTGGTCTTACGAGAGATCTCAGCAGAGATTTCATCGATGCTGATAGTCATAGCAGAAAGTTTCTCACCTGCGTAACGACCATCTACATTAGCAAAATCAAGAGATCGAACGGTACCAGCCAAACCTTTCATACGAGTCAGGACTTCAACGTCCATGTCGCGACGAACCTGATCCGACAGAGTTGCGATCATTTCACTTTCCATGGACAGATTGTCCAGAGAATCGGCATCATCTTCAGCTTCCAGTGAGTAAGCAGCACTCAGCTTACGGTTAACTGTTTCTACCTGCTTCATGATGACTTCCAGCTTCATGGGGTTACCACGATCGCCTTCCAAGTTCACTGTTTGGTCAAACGGATCCATAGCATCAACGGAATCATACTCGTCGGTACTGTTAATCAATGAGTACTTGTCGTAAACATTCTGGGCAGAAGCTTCATCACCAGCAGTAACGAAGTTAGAACCACCGGAAGTGTCCTCGACACTGCGGCTGTATTCTTTCTTGATAGTACGGATGTTGCCGCGAGGACCGTCCAGCGGTTGCAGACCACACAATTCAACTGCGAACAATGAAGGCATTACCCGACGCATCAACGGCATAAACAAACGGTCATAACGTGTGATGTCAGAAGTGGTAGTGGAGCCGGTTGAGGTTGACTCGCCAAACAACTGGACCTGTTCAGCCATTGCACCCTGGGTGCCGTTAACTTTATGACCTTGATCCATCATCTGTTCTAGGAAAACACGCTTACGGCCTTTTACGCCATCAAGCAAGTCTCCTTTCATTTCTTCAAAATTTTCATAATCAGACATTTTAGTAAACTCCTAGTTTCTTATTGTTATTTATCAAACTCGTTTTTAAAAACGAGTTATCAGTCTTCTAAACCCGCAGCCAGACGTGCCTGGAACCGACGATTGATCTCTTTTTTGTTCGTGTACTTGTTTTCAGAAATAATAACAGCGCTTTCTTCCAACATTGCATTTTTAGCTTTGGCTTTTTTAGCTTTTTCCAATGACTTATCATCATCACCATCACTGTTGGACATGGATTCCATAATTTTCTCAAACTTGGATTCCAGGTTGTCTGTGTCGGTGTCTTCCAACATTGTGGATACAACACCTTTCTTTGCTTCAGTTACACTTTCCAGGATTTCTTTCAATTTCAAATCCCGCTTGAGACTGTCGATAGTTTTTTCTTGTTCAGCCATTTGGTTTTTGATTCCCTGAACTGATTTCAGATCAGACTCATCAACCATACCCTGCTCCAGGATTTCTGCTTTAAATGATTCGAAGATCTTACGACCCATCTCATTCTTACGAGCTTCATCAATAGAATCACGAAGTTCATCCATCTCTGCTTTTACTTTTTCTTCGATTGCTGCATCCATTTTACTAGAAGCAGACTCATAGAATTTTTCTTTGAACGCTACCAGCTTCTCAGCATACGTCTCTTCCAAAGTACGAGAATTCACTATTTCTTCTTTCAGATCAACGATTTCGGCATCAACGGCTTCGCGGATAATACTGACCATTTCTGTTGCAAATTGATCGCGAGCTTCGGAAAGCTTTTCTGCGAACTTCAGTTCTTCGGCTTCGCGCAAAGAGTCTAGCTCGGTGCTAACGGCAGCATCAAATGCTTCCTGTACCATTGCCTTGCTCTCTTCGTTGAGGACTGAGCTCTCAAATAGGTCTTTCAATTTTTTAGTGGACATGTTGTTAAACTCCTAATTTCATGGTTTTATTTAGTCTTGATCGACTCAATGAATCGCTTTAGTTCTTTCTGAAAGTACTTTTGGGCTTGGACATCATGTATAACAGCTTCCGCCAGATCACCAATCAGTTCACCCCGCTTATACAGTTGAATAGACTCCATCACCGTTTCGGGGTAAGCAGAGTGAGCAGATGGCCCCCATACAGCATCGACCGTGGCCATATGAAAGTTAGATATCCGACCAGAAGATTCATCCATCTTACCGGATCCCCTAGTAGATACGCCCAACCCCACATCACTCATCAGCAGCCCTTCCAAAATCTTACCGGAAGGTGTATGTACCAATACCTCAGATTTACCGAAAGCTTTATCTCCCTCCATCCACATCTCAACGATCTTGTGTGAAGCTCGTTCGATGTCTACTTCGAGTCGGGATGGAACGGGATGACCATTCTCGCCCAATACATAATGTCCTTGAGCAGCCGCAGTATTGATACGGTCCACTTCTCGTAGCATCTCAGCTCGATCATAGATCCGACCATTTTTGTTTTTGTTCTCGGACTCAGCAAACACGCCTTTCAGATACAGCTTCTTCGGTTTGCCTCCGGCAGCTTCTTCGACCAGAGCACCGACCTCATAAGAGGTATCTTCATAAAAAATCATTTGTCATTACCTCACAATTGCCGTAAACCGGCTTACATCTCCACCCAGGCGATTTGCATCATTGGATGTCTTAAACCCCAGATCTTTAACATCGGCGGTAATCCCGTTGGCATCTGGATTCTTACGTAGGAATGATCGCAGTTCACGCTCATCGCTATTATCGAGACCACTATAGTCGCCGTTAATGAGCGCACCTGCCCAGTGACTAGGCAGGTCGAAGGTAGTTGTTTTTACCCGAGCTTCGCTCATTTCACTGTCGCTTTTCCAGTTCTTATCGATGTAGTCGTAGAATTCCTTTTCCTTATCGCCGGATAGCTCGTCTGGTTCTTTGACGTTGAATTTCTTCAATGCTTTATTGAAGAACTTCTCATAAGCGGCGTCATCGCCGCTCTTGGCCTCACTCAGACTCTTTTTTTTTACGTCTTCATCATCATCGTCATCGTCATCATCGTCTTTCTTGTCATCATCGTCATCATCGTCTTCGTCGTCTTCGTCATCATCGTCTTTCTTGTCGAATGCGACTTCATCGATAGCATCACGGGTGACTGCTCGGATCTCATCAAGCATTTCTTCGCGACTTTTACCAAAAATATCTTCAAATTCCATGGGTATTCTCCTAGTTTCTATTGTTATTTATCAGTTAAGCGATCAAAATCTAGCTTGATCCGGATCAACTTCTGGTAATCCGTAGTCCTTACCAAGTCTGCCATCACCGTACACGACATTATCTACAGCAAACTGTGGTATTATTTTGATCTGCTCGTCATCCAGACCTTTCTCTCTCAATGTCATGATCTCATTTTCAATCAATGCATCTTCGTCCATGTTAAGGAATCGCTTCATCGCATACTTCTTTGACATACCTGGGGCTTGTGTCGTAGAGTTGAACACGTTCAGCAAGCTTTGGTTCAGTTCGATTTCCCGATACAAGGTGAATGAGTGGGCTTCTTTTAGAAAGAAATCCACTTTCTCAACTGGAATAGCAACGCCCCTGGCTTCAGCAAAATCTAAGAAGTGCTGATATAACGGTTTAGCAATACGTTGTTGGATCCGTTTTATGTATCCCATGTAGCGCATTTCTACCTGGTAGACTTGGCCAACCCGCATATCACTATAAGAGTCCCGATCATTCTGATCGTTGTGAGTCTCTACCATAGAGGGAGGAACACGCAGACCTTTTGCCAGTTTACGAGCCATGTAGGTCACATCGCCCAGCTCACCAATACCCTGGCCACCTTGGAGAGTCTCGATTCGCGAGCTTCGACCGGTGGATGTTACTGGTAAAAAGAAATCTTCGGTTGTTGATTGTGGATCAAACTCAGTACTGACTTCGCCGTTTTTTACGACTTGTTTTTGTCTGAGTTTCATCATGTAACGTTTCATGATCTGTTCTTGCTTGTGGGCTGGTTGCCTACCAACGTCGATATAAAAGACCCGACGTTCCGGAGCACGAACCACTCGATAGATAACCACGGCATCTTCAAGCAACTGCATCTTTGCCCATACCGGGTAGATACGTTCCAGGATGCTTTCGCCGAAAGGTCCAACTCCGATCTTTAGAACCAACAATTCGTTGACGGATACTGGACGGATACTTTGTCCTTCCTTTCCGCCGCCACGAGTGGCTTTGTTAGTGTGGGCCACTTTGTAGTTCTCTGATATATCAGCGTAGGGTGCGTCAAAATCGATCAGGTAGTGGGTTACTTCGGTTTCATCTTCCCCACTGAGGACGTATCCGACCGCTTGTTCCTGTCGTAGCTTCTTGATGGATCCATCTTTCTTCTTCATGAAGATAAGGAATCCATACTTCACCACTTCGCGGATATGGTAATAGAGCTCGGTATCAAGTCCGGTCCGTAATTCCCATTTGTCCTTGATGTAACCCATGGCTTTAACCATACCTTTCAGCAAGAAGGTTCCCTCTTTAGCGGTTGCTTCAAAAGCAGAATCATTGGTTACATTGGAAAAGGACGAATCTTCTGCGATCGTATCCAGGGCACGGGCGATCTCGACCGAAGCCATGTCCATTTTATTATAACGGAACATTTTGGTACGGCGATCACCTTCTGTTGATATGTATTTGTTATACCACTGCGAACTCGCCATTTGACTGTTGTCGTCATGTTTTGCCGAGAAGTCATAGCCCTGACCCAGCTTAATCGGATTCCAGTGGTATTCGTTCAAAAGTTTGTCGGACATCGATAGCCTCTTTAGGATAAATAGAACGTAACTATTTAGGAGTATCGAATGCCCATACTTTCCAGCAATGTATCGAAAGACGCAGCAGAGCTTTATACTGGGTATGATAAACAGGATGTTGGTCTCGGTTTGCTTAATCCGTCGATCTATAAAACACCGGGATATGACAAGAAAAAGATCCAGAAGTTGATGATCGGGGCATTATCAACCATTACATACGCTGGGCGGGAACACGATCCTATGCCACTGGCTCTACCATTTTTCTATGAGAGCGCATATGCGACCGTGCTTAGTTATAATCTGCATTACCTTCCAGTCCAATATCGCCAAGCTATGCTCAAGTTCATCCTGGACGGTAATGCACAACGGATCAAATCAAACTTACCGATGATGATCGATTACACTGCACTAAAACGAGCTATCCCCATCTCACAGTACATCGTTCGGCGATACAAGGTAGTGGGTGTTAACGTTATAGAGACCCATCCCCTGATCGAGTACCCTGATGTAATTAAGGATATCGGGAGATGGTCCAATCACTATAAAGAGTTCCAGAAGAACCGGAACGCATGATCCTCAGTCGGTTCCGGATCCGAAGACGAATCGGTCAATTTCTTCCTCACTGTAATAGCCGGTTATTTCCTGGGACGCTTCGATCATAGGAAAATACTGGTTGAACTGGTAAGAAAGTTCATTCATTGTTGTGTCGTCATCCTTGCCGTTGTAGTCGTAACATAACACGAACGTCTTGTCCGCTTCCTCTTCGTCCACTTCGAACCATTTGGTAATTTCATCGAAGATCTTATTGACCATGTTGGATTCGTATCCGACCAATAAAGACTTTCGGCCCTCTTCTTCCAGGGTGTACATCATGAAGTTGCTTATGACAATGGGTCCAGGTAGTACCGGTTTTAGCTCTTGAGCAAACTCGGACGTAGCAATAACCAAAGCCATGTATTGTTTCTCGATAATCGTCTCTATCTCAAAATCCTGACAGAAGTTCGCCATCGTCTCTTTGTAAGCCGAATCGATCTCTGCTCCAAAAATAATTCCCAGAGGTAATTGATCTTGTGCCATTTTACTGTAACTCCGAAGTTGTGATTGATCTGGTGACTTCTTATTTATCTTCGTTTCGCCAATAGCATACAACGTACAATCGAATTTGCCATCACCGGTCTTCCCTGTCTTTACGATTATTCCCCTGTTCTTAAGTTCCTTCAAGGCCAGTAGAACCGAAGTACCTGATATCCCCGACCATGCAGCCGAGAATCTTTTAGAGAATGGGGCTGACCCACTATAGCCGCACCATAACCGCCGAATGTCATTCAGATAGTAGAACGACTTCATCGTTTTTGCATACAATGGACTGAGCCCATCCAGCCCATCCGGAGTATCTGTCTGATCGATCATGATAACACCGCTCTCATGCATCAACCTAAGCCCCCACGCAGTGAACTCCGGTTGTCCTACGGTCTTTACGTGATATGAGCTACCCTGAGCATCACTGTATCTTTGATGGATCAGTAAGCGAACCAGATTGTAATCGAGATGTTGTGCGGCGTCATCAAAGAAGTTTGAGAAGTCCCTGATGATGATATGGTTGCCAGATTCGGCCCACCGAGCTCCCATTGAGGGTTTTTTGTCTTCGTGGTCTCTTAACAATGATTTGAAAGTTACCGATTTCTCTATGGTAGGTAGCGGGATCCCCAGGTAAGTGGCCATCCTTCTTTGGTTGTCCGGGTGGTAGAAGAGGTGATTAAAATCCCCCTTCTCTAATCCGCCGGGTGGAATATAGTAAGCACCATCCACCATCTCCCAGTTCTTTTTTTCAGTCTCAACTGGAGTCTCATTGCAACGATACATCGTTTTGTCGCGTTCTGTTTTCTGACGCAGATACTCCTTGTTATCCGCATCCGATATATCACCCGCGCCGGGATTTTTCTCTGCACTATCAAAGGAAGTCTTTAGTCGAGATGATTGTTCTGAATCGAGCATAGATTTAACCACTCGACAATCACAGCTCAGCGATTCGAATACCTTTGAGAAGTCACCCACATTGGATTCACAGAGATTCGATATCAATGACGGCACACTGGGTAGCCCACCAATCGAGCCAATAAAAGCATCGATATCGTCGATCGTGTAATTTTTTCCATCCGGGAGAATCGTATAACCCCCGGTACCCAGTACATCAACACCACCAAGAATCTTTATTCGACGACTGATATCACTGGATTTGAAATACAGATGAGCACCACCTGACCCGGTAGTGACCTCGAATGGGCTGTTCACCCCGAACTGAGTGGTCATTACATGAAACCACCCGATAGCGCGGGGATCTTTAACAAAATCAAAATCGATGACCGTAAACTGACCACTACACCCGGCACCAATAAGAGCGGTAGGATTCTTATCCCACCATTTGGCGATTTTCTTTTTATCAGTGGATGCTGCCAGGTGTCCCGTTTGAGTCAGCGGGGCTTTCGTGTCCAATCGACAAGGGAATACCGATACTCCCGCAGAAGCATAGGCTATGGCTAGTTCTTTTTGTGTCATCGTTACCTCGTCTAATC